TCCAGAGGTGCCCGATACTCCTGTAGCATCAACATTAGCACCTCCTGTGGCAACAACTGTTCCTAAAGCGGATGTTGCAGCGACTCCTGTAACATCAACATTAGCGTCAGCCGATATTGTAACAGAGCCAACAGAACCAGTGCCTGCTAATCCTGTAACAGCTGCGTTAGCATCAGCCGATACAGTAACACTACCTAATCCAGATGTAGCACCAGGGACAGCAACATTCTCTCCCCATCCAGCAGACCCCCAAGCCTGCGTTGAGGAGTTCCATCCCTCAAATGCTACGATTATGTTGGCCATTAAGCTATTCTAATTATTGCCGCCGTTGCACTAGCAGTTGGAAACTGAACAGTAAAGTCTCCAGAAGAACTCGTTTTATCGCCTCCAAAATCAAGGACACAAACCGAGGTATCACCAGTGGCATCTTCGTTAAAAATTAAAGCACCTCTCGCGGTTATCGAAGAACTGCTAAAAGTTGTATCGGCAAAATCGGTTAACGCTGTAGTGCCGCTGGTAGATGGGTCAACACGAGTTAATGTATTCCCTTTTGCTGAATAACCAGTTCCAGAAACCTCGTTGCTTGTGGTATAAGCAGTGGTTGTGGCATCAAGTGATGCACTGCTTGTATATAAAGCTAACTTAAAAGTGCTTCCGCCAGAGTTTAAAAAATTATGCTTTGCCTCAAGAAGTTCTTTCTTAAAACTTGTGCACATCGCTTGCGTAATTGACATCTTATAACCTCCTGATAGCCTCTGCCAGATCGGGATATCCAGCGTTCTTGATTGCGTTAAAAATAGTTGTTCTGTCTGATTTTATAGCCTCTCTCATATATAAAGCTATAGTTTTTTCAATATCGCTTTTAAAAGCCTCTGCTTGATCACGTATTACAGGTGGTGCATTTTCTGAAACTTCTACAAGTTTATTCGCACAACGATGAGCGACTTCTTCAGGAGTCCACCCTCGATTTGTTGTAGTTCCAACCTCAACCTTAAAATCGTCAGACATATTTATGCTAACATCAAACATTAGGTTCTAGCCCTTCTAGGTAGACCAATTCTGTATGCATCACTATTCTCACGAGCTTCTCCCAAATCTTTAAGCCTTTGTAAAGACTCACTAAACCTAGAATTATACTGCGTTAGTAATGCATTTTCTCCTTTCATAAAAGTGTATGCCTCAACTAAAGATCCGTAAAGCATTGTGTTAGGAGCATTTGTACTTAGCCAGGTAGTTCCACTATCAGATCCAGCAGTTAGACTTGTTGGCTCAAAAAAATAATGAAGCTCACTACTATAGTTAGCATCAGGTGTTGGTGCTATTATAAAATTATCAACGTCAAAAATAGCGTAGTATATTGGCTCTCCTGTTGTAGCACTATTAGGATTGTACTCTTGGATAAAGTTTACATCTTTCTGAAGTAAAAATACTTTACTGCTAGATACCTCTATAGAAAGAGAAAAGGAAGCGAGATAATCATCTGGAACAGCCAAGAACCTATCACCACTTGTCATCGTTCCAGACACGTTTTTTCTAAAATACTCTAGATCAACAAGACTAAGTATGCGGCGTTCAGCAGCTCTAATAAACACAGGTAAGTTATTAACAAAAGAAGTCTCTGTGTTTTCTGTAAAATCTTGTATTGCTGTTTTAAGCTGTGCAAATGTAAAACTCATGAGATACTTACCTCTACTTGACCAACAGCTGCTATCATAGGACCAACGGAATCAACAGGTGGGAAAACAGTATTTCCCACTGAAACACTCACATCACCAGATGTAACATTAGGTCTTGGGTTTCTTAAAGCCTGGGGATCAGAAATATTTTTAGGTGATTCTAATTGAGGATGTTTTTTTTCAAATTCATCAGGTCCAACAAGCGAACCATTCCACTCCTTTTTCATTTCACGTAAAAGATATACAAAACCAGAACGATCTGAAACTCCTAACGCTTTTCTTCCTGATGCATATCGGGACATATTAGTATCTCAAATACTGAATAGAGGGAACAAGAGTAAGACCAGTTCTTTCTTGATCTTCACTAAGGGCTCTTTGAAACTCTTCTTCATATAAAGTCTTTAACACTTGAATCCTGTCTGGAGCTTTTTTTAACGAAATATAATAAGCAAGACCAGCAACCATACATGGTAGGAACCTAAAGGGCATATCAGAAGTATTCTTTAATGTGTCAAAATCTTCCATGCGTTTCATGAAATAATATACAATTTGATCGGAAGAACTATCTGGTGTTGGCCATAAATTAATTTCTGGAACAGTAAGACGGCTATAGTAAAACTGAGATGGTCTGCCTGTCGTGGTCTTGTTTGGAATAGACAGATACTCACCACGGCTAATTAACTGAAGATCAAAATCTGTATTGTCTCTACGAATAACAGCTTCTAGAACACTAACGACATCAGCAGTCAAAGTTAATGTAGCCGTGCCTGCGGTCAAAGTTGTCGTTTGTTGTCTAACAGTCCAAAGATTAACTCCTCGATTAGCCCATTCAGCCAACATGATGTTCATGGATCGTCTAGCTGTTCTAGCATCGTATCCTGTTCGCATCTCAAGACCGCACCGCTCATAGGCTTCTTCAATAATCTCAGCAGCATCAAGGTCAAAGTCAACGGATCCAGAAGTAGTCATTTACGTTTTTTCCTTCTTGTAGAAGTTTTCCTTTTAACAGGAGTCTTTCTTTTAGTGGAAACCTTTTTACTAGACTTTTTAACAAAAGTCTTGACATTAGTTGGTTTTCCTCCAACTCCCTGCGCTTTAGCTCTTTTCCTAGCAACTGCACTTTTAATTTGACTTTTTGTCATGCGCTTTGCTGTCGCCCTTGGCACACATTTCGGATACTTTCGTTTACTCCCTTTAGCAGACTTACGTCCACAGGCTTGGAACTTACCGTCCTTCTTAGGGGCACCTATGTCCACCCAATCTCCTTTAGGACCTTTTCCAAACCATTCTTTCAGACTCATTTGTAAGTCCCGCCTCGTTTCTTATACGTCCTAACTAACCACGCATTAGAATATGCGGAAGGATACACCTTGAACTTACGTTTAGCTTCTGATTTAACCCTTGAATAAAGTTTAGGGTTAGCAGGAGTGGGAGAACCCTTTTTACGCTTTGGCTTTGGTTTTTTTGCTGGCATTTCGTATAGCCTCCTTACCTCTTTTCGCTATCTTAACAACTTCTTTTTTACCCATCACCTTTGCTCTCTGTTCCATGACAGTAAGGATTTGTATTTTTCTTGCAAGAGGTTTCTTGATCCTTTTAACTTTTGCCACGGTTGCTCGTGCATCTGATGGTGTAGCAAATTTTATGCTAACTGTATCCTTAGGGTTTTCATCTGTGTAAAGCCTTCTACCACTGCCCTTTGGCTTTTTACCTGTACCAACTTTCGGGTCTCTTTTCTTTCTCCTCTTTGATGGAGATTTAGTTATTTGTTGGGGTATGCTTGACCTAGAAATTGTCATTAGTAACCTCGTTAATTACTTTATGAACCTTCCCAACCTTTTTTGGAAGAATAAAATTCAGCAAAACTATCGCATTTTGAGCAACTAAAATTTGTTGAGACTACATACGCTTCGTAATCCTCTTCTTCAGCATCGTGGTTGCCGCCACAAATCATCTCAGTTCCGCAATGCAGACAATTCATATATTACCTTTCCTTTTCTTTTTACGAGATTTAGATTTATTTTTTACAATACTACTTAAAATTTTAGCTTGTTTTGCATGTAGTTTTGAACCCTTTTTTAAACCACCAATAACTTTTTTTATCTTTTTTTTATTTTTATTTTGCATTATGTTTATCTCCAGAATAATCCCAAGTTATGGCGTTATCATCTAAAACACTCTTTAAAACTAAATTAATATATTCCTGGTTTTTCTTTATCTGTTTATTGCTCTCTTCTACTTTTAAAGAAATTATCGTAGTCTTCTTGTCTAAATCAACGAGCGTTGAACATATCCAAACCACTGCTCCCACCGACAAAGCTATAGATACTCCTGTAAACCATTGACTTTTATCTAGCATCTCCAACGCCTTCTTGCCTGCCGTAAACGGCTATTTGGATTCTTTGCCGCCTTCGGAAACTTTTTCATCTGACCAGCTGATCGAGCACAAAAAGACTTTCTTCTCGCGGCTCTCTTGCCTTTAGGATTCTTTTCTGTAACAGCAGTTTTTAACTTAGAGCCAGGGTTTTCACGTCTATAACGTGCTACCCCAGCCTTAGTCATTCCAGCCCCCGACTTCGTAGAACGAAAATACTTTTTCGTTTTAGGAGGTTGTTTATCTCTCTTACGAGTTGTTTTCTTCTTCGGTGCCATTACGCATGAAAAGCTGTCAATGTACCAAACGTGGCAACAGTATACTGAACATATATTCCATCAGTGAAGAGTAAACCCTCGTCAGGAATTGTAATGTCTCTTGTAGCCGTTGCAGAAGCGACAGTTCCAACTTTAAAAATACTTGAGCCAGTAGCAGAAGTAGTTCTAAAATCCAAAGTTCCAGCCGTTGCAGAACAAACGATATTTAAACCCTGCAAACGAGATCTTCCTGCGAAAACAACATCAGCTGCACCCGCCGCATGACCCAAAGAAACATTAGCCGCCGGTTGTGTGCTAGCACTAGCCGCAGTAACTGTTTTAAAGAACTTTGTCCCAGAGGTGGTGGTTGCTGATCCTGGAAGAGTTATCGTTTCTGTTTGAGCATCACCGTTAACATCTGTGCCTGTGATGGTAACGGTTTTTCCGCTATCACCTGTGCCTGCCGTTGTTGCTGTAACAATCCTTCCTGCGTCAAAAGTTGCGACTCCGCCAGAAGTATCCGTGCCCCCAATTGTAAAATCGGTGTTAGGACGCTCATTAGCAGAAATAGAAGCATTATCAGCGGCATTAGTGTCAGCAGTTATAAAGACTGCTACTACATCAGATCCTGACATAATCTACTCCTTTATATCACCCCGCAGAATCAGTGCCTTACGCTTCGCGCTTCCAACAGGAGGTAAGTCCTTTTTAGAAACCCTCTTCGCGGTAGCCTTCTTCGCGGTGGCTTTGGGTTTAGTCTTGGAGGAAGTAGTCATACCTTACTCCTTAACGGTTTTGCGCGGCGAAGAGATAATCAACATTCATTGATTTAGTTCCAGTAGCAGAACCAGACAACTCCATAGCTGCAATCGCTAAGTTTTCATTGTCAGGAAGATTAGTTGTATGCGTAGCAACTAAATTTCTGTTGACAAAAAACTCAACAGAACCTGTGCCTTTAACATGAAAACCTAATGTCACAGCTGTGCCACTGGCAATATCCACACCACTATCAGTGGTTGTTGCGGTTCCATCTTTTTCTGTAACACAATCAATATTGCTATCACCATCATCTACTTGAAAAACAATACGATCTGCTGCTGTGAGCATTGCTTCAGGGTTAGTAGCAAAGTTAACTGTAAGACCAACGCATATATCCATTGCGTCACCTTCTGCATCCGTTGGGGTCAACTTTGTTTCAAACCAAACATCACGAGTCGTAGACAATGCAAAAATTTCATTACCCTGAATAGAGGCACCATCATTATCAGTGGTTGCTTGTGAGCTTAGTGTTATCGCACCGTTTACCACATCTGCGGCGATATCTGCTGATGCACTGCTGTCTTTGATAACAGTCCAGTCATCTGTGTCATCAAGAGACACACCTGTAAAGTCATCCATGTAGACTAAGTAATCAGGGTTTTTGTCAACGGGTAAATTTTCAAACCATTTGCGCTGACCGTCCTTGCCAGCAAAAAGTACGGGACCAGTAAAATGAACAGCCATGTTATTCTCCTGTCTTGGCTAATGTCGATCACACAATGCAATCGTCAGGAATGTTTAATACTATAAAGAAAAAAAGGGAGCGGTTCAATAGGTTCCGCCCCCTTAGTTTCACTACGGAATCTTCTAAGCTCCAGGGGATCCAAAGACACAACGAGGATCAGAGAAGCCGAAGCTATATCTTTCTCTCGCTTTGTAACGCATGTTACCTGTGTCAAAATCACCTTCCATTTGTGTGGAAAGTGGGGTTCTCTCGAAGTGAATAAAGCCACGAGGCGTATCCGAAAGGACAAAGAATGCATCTGTGTCCGTCAAGAAGTCATTCACAACATATCCCTCAGGAAGCATACCCATAGAACGCATCGCGTTGATGTCGTTATCGGCAGTTCCAGAGCGAAGATTTGAAGCCATAATTCTTTCAGCTACAAACTGTAGTTGTCTAGGAACGACTAGTTTTACACCTCTAAGAGCCACCCTAAGACCTCTTTCGTCAACGAATGCAGAGATATTAATTAAAGCATCCTCAAGGGAAGTTTCATTAAGATCCGCCGCTGTGGATGGTTCGTTAGCAAACGTGCTACCGTTAGTTAATGGATGTGCGGTAGAACAAAGTTCAACCCCATCTCCACCTTTTACGGTGCTGTCAAAAGCACTATTTAACACTGCGGCAGCTTTAACTTGTTTAGTATGAGCCATGGAGCGAGCCAAAGCACGAGTGTACCGTGAACCAAGACGATCATAAAGATTGTCTTCTACTGCCTCTTCTGTAATAGAGAAAGCAAGAGCTATGGTTTCATGGTTGTACCGTGCAGTGTATGCCTCATTAGCATCATCAAATGCTACTGCGGAACCTTCACTCTTAGTTGGCGCGGTTCCAAAACCTGACAACATCACCTCCTCTTCAAATGCTCGATCTGAAGTTTCGGTTGTGAAGATTTCAGCATGCTGGTTTTCGTATCTATCGTACTCTAAACCAAAAAGAGCATTAAGACCTGGCTCAAGCTCTTTTGCGAGTTGTGCGCGAGAAATAGCCATTATCTATACCCTCCTTACACGCCGGTCGTAGAAACAGTGCCACCAGCAATAGCACCGTTTGGACTATTGAAGTGGTTGTTTAAACGAACAATTACAGGAATACCAGCAGCAGCAAAATCCTGATTCTCAGCATCTTCCTGCCAACCCATGATACGTAGGTTGAGTGTATTGGTGGTGTTGATTGTGCTTACAGCTAAAGCACCAGAGGATTTACCTGTTGTAGTAGACCCACTTGCGCCACTTGAGAAGTTAGCGTTAGCAAACACATGACCACGCAAAGTTGCTTCACTGGTAACAGACGCATCCGTTGCAATTGAATATAACTGCATTGGATCATCATAAACGAACGCCTTAACCGGATGGTTAGAGTCTGCACCAGACCCAGGCCAATAGTTGGAAAAGACTTTTTCACCGGTAGTTGAGGATACGTATTCGCAACCGTTGAATGCACCCAAAAGACCAACAGTTCCACCAGCTGCCGCACCTACTATGTCTATGAAACCAGTAGAAAGCGGTATGACCGGTGAACCCTGAAAGATTGAATTTGAGTTATCACTTGCAATCTCGTATTGCGTATACCCTGAAAAACCAGTGGAGTTGGTGTTCTGACCTACCTTACCGATAGCTCGAAGACCGAAAGCACCATTAGCATTTGCCATTGGATTTCTCTCCTAGTTTAAATTAACTCTGATCGCTTGCGCGACCTCCGAATGATACACGACTTTGCCGTTCATTTTTGATCGGCATTGAGGGGTGTTGTTCCCTCATCAGGTCCTGGTCAACAGCTACCATCTGATCACGGGTCCGATCCCGATAGTATTCGGTGCGTTGGTCAACTGTCTCTTCAGGTATACGGGCTAAAACTAACCCGCCTACGCCAATGACTCCAGCATGCTTGCCTTCATCTATGGTTGGTGCGTCAAAATCAGGATGCTCTTCTGCTCGAACTAATTCCCATCCTTCACGTAAACGTGCATGCATGTTCATTCTATCGTCCTCGCCACGAATAGCAGTCCTAATCCAACGATGTACATACCCTGGGGGTGGCTCTGGAGCATCTAGCTTCTGAGGTGGTGCCCAAGGTTTAGGTCGTGCAGTTCCTGCACGAGTTTTTGCCGCTCTAGGTGTTCTTTCCGTCATGGTTCTCCTCACTTTACATGTTTTGCATAGTCTTCAAGAGAAACGCCAAGTTTTTTTGCTATCGCAACTTGTGACGGTGTTAACTTGACGGCTCTGCGCCCCTTTTTTGTACTGCGGGAAGCGGAACTATCAGCAGAAGCGACTCTGGCAGTTCCCCCGTTGGTTGTATTATTCTCAAATTTTTGAGGAAATTCAACCCTTAATCTTTTATCTAGCTCAGAATAGTAATCATCTGATGTTAAGTCAAACCCCTCGTTAGCCAAATCCTCGTGTATTGCATAAGCTCCAACCGTCATAACACGATCATTTCCAAACCAATCATTACGATCAGCCCATGCTTTGGCCTTTGGGTCAGGGTTTGCTGCTGGTTGTTGTTCTTGCGGTTGTTGTTGTTGTTGAACAGCCGCTTCGTTTTTTTCTTCACGAGCTTTGATTACTCGTAACCTTTCCTCGTCAAGTGTGATACGGGCAATAGCTTGATTTGCCGCAACGATAGCATCAGAGTCTCCGCTATCATAAGCATCTTTAAATGCTTTTTTAGCTTGTTCTAGCTGAGATCCAACTCTTCCCTCGTATTGAGCATTATACCCTTTATTAAGAGTTGTATTTCTTTCTTTTAACTCTTCGTTTTCTTTGCGAAGAGCTTCAGCGTATCGAATAGCCTCTTCTTTATCTCTTTCCTCTTGCCTTCGTGCGGTAACCAGTTTTTTAATCCTGTTTTGAACAGATTTACTATACTGATCTATCTCCTCTTCAGAGTTTTCTTGAGTTTCAACTTCACTAGTAGAAACTTTTTTTTCACTTTCTTGCAAAGTATCTTGAGCTTTGTTCTCAACATCAACAGTCTCTGACGTAGTGCTGTTGTCGTCCAAAATAATTTCAACATCTTCGTCAACCTCTTGCTTGATTGCCTCTTCAGCCATAATAACCTCCTTAGATATGCTTTATGTCATCTGGATCTAAAATAGTAGCGATAACCTCATCATCATTAATGATGCGAACCTCTCCGCCATCAATAGTAAAACGAGCCCCCGCGTATCTACCTATACAAACCCAGTCACCTTTTTTACACCACGGTTTTGCTTTAGACCCAAACTTGGATTCATCAACATATGCTAGCGGTCCAACCGCTAATACATAACACACAACCGTAGCAACAGCCTCCCTTTCAACAATCTGATCAGGAAGATAAACACCTCCGTCTGTTTTAGCTTTCCCTTTGTAGGGCATAACTAAAACCCGCCAACCTGTTGGTTGTGGAAGTCTTTGTACAAGTGATTTATCTAGGAGTGACGGATCTAAAACTCGATCCTTTTCTTCAATATATGCAACTTTTGCTGTGGGTTTATTCTTTTCTGCGACCTCATTAGGTACGTAAAGTGTCTTCGACATCTTCTTCTGTTTTCTCCAGCAGGGACTTGATTTCATCTCTAGCAAAGCGAAGGCCCTGTACCTCACCTACTAGCTGGCGGTATTGCGACATATCTTGCGCCATACCGTTTGTCAGAAGAGAGGAGATCTCCTCCTCTCTTCCTTGATACACCTTATACAGGTGTCTACACAAATCGACAACATCCACGTTCTTAACGCTTCTTTACCATTCCACCACCTCGCATGCCCATTTTCTTGGGAACCATTCCACCACCTCGCATGCCTGTTTTCTTTTTAGCTGGTGTTTTCTTTCTAGTCATTTTCTTGGCTTTTTCCTTGGCTTTTTTAGCCATACCTTTTCCTCTTACACCTGGCATTTTAACATTCTCCTATAAGCACGTTTTCTTTCACGAAAATAAGGATTACTAATATACTCTTTCAAGTTTTCATAGTATCCCCGCATCGACAACTTGTCGGACGCTTCTTGCAGTTTTGATAACCTTTGAACAAAAATCATAGTATATGATCTATCAACAATAGGTTCAAAACCTACATCTTCACTATCAACTTCATCATAAGGATGATACCCCATCAACCAAATATCTTTCCTCCAAAGATTTTCATTGTAGTCTTCAATGCATCTATGAAAAACTTTTGTCTCCTCACAAAAAGAAAGATCTACAATAATTTCAACATCGTAAGAATCATCAAAATTATCGATAGTTTTATTTAAGAGAGCCAACCTATTTTGCTCTATGTTTTGCACATGAATTTTTACCCTTCCACTGTCCCAAGCATTTTTTGCAAAAGGACACACAGGTAAGTTATTAAGAGTTTCATCTGGCGTTTCTAAAGATACTTTAGACCAAAGACGAATCTCTTCCTTAACACTATCAGATAAACAAGTACTATCCATGTTTTAATACGTACCAGAAAACTTAGTGCCTTTGATAGCAGCACCTGTGCCAACTGACCCACCGTGGCTGAAGGATGGTATATTTAACTGTTTTCTTGCCTCTTTTATTTGCTCTGGAGTGGCGTTACGTAATGTTTCTTTAGACATCCTAGCATCCTCAGTAGTGGGATCCTGTGCATCATTCATAATGCCCAATGCTTCTATAACATCAGCGTCTGAAACTTTTTTCTTATCAGTCATTTAAAACTCCTAGTACACGCCAGAAAATTTAGTGCCTTTGATAGCGGCTCTTGTTCCACGTGAAACATTCTGACTAGGTGCCTCAACTTCACCACCATGCATAAACTCAGCGGCCAAATCTGGATCTATTTTATTTTGAACCGATTCAGGCAACATATTGAAGCCCTTCTTTTCTGGAGGGATCATTCCACCTTTTTGAAAAGAAGAGGATCTTTGCATATCTTTACGATTAGGTTTTACTTTGTTCAACCCTTTTCTCATTCCTCGCTCTAATGGATTACCAAAACGATCACTCATCAAAATAGATTCAATGGTATTACCTACTCTTACATTACGAACTACTGGTCCTATAGAGCTATCTTTATCTCTTTTTCTTGGCATCATTTTCTCCTTGACTTGCGTTTAGCACCTTTAATTACACCCTTGTTAACAGAGGCATAAAAAACTTTCTCACCCTTCTTAGGTCCATATGTCTTCTTCATGGACCGCTTAATCTTAGAACCTTTCTTTGTTAATGGCATCTTATTTCGATATCTTCTTATACTTTTCGAAGGATCTGAGCCCTCCCAATCCGAGCATGCCGAGTAACACAGGCATCATCTCCGACAGATCAAGTGTCGGCAAACTTACAAGATTTCCCGTCTGTGCCAAAACAAAAATAGTAATAGGCTGTATAATGTACGCATAACACATCGCAATCCCACATGACCAACCGATGAAGGGCCTCCAGCCAGACACAAAAATATTTCGGTGAGCTGCTTCCTGTTTGTTGATTTCAAGTTGAGCAATATCAATTTGAGCGAGGTGCGTTGCAAGCTGTTTTTCTATTTCTCTTTCAGCCGCCGCCCTTTTTTCTTTATCTTCAGGGAGAAAACGACCAATGACATTAGTAACTGTAGGTAATATTGAAGGTAAAAGTGCCTGTATCATTATACGTTCCTATATGAGTAACGTGTGCCCTCCAGAGTATTATCAAACTCTTCTTCGATTTCTTTAATGCGACCTTCCAAGACCCTTATTGTTGTCCAGAAGTGACCCATGCCGCCACCCTCTTTCTCTGCCCTTGCTTTTAATATTTCAATCTCATCTTTAAGAATACCGACTTTATTGAAACCAATGCTTGACATCATTTTCTTGAAGCTCCCATAGCCTGGAATCCAAAAAAAGCACTAATAATTCCTGCGCCTGAAATATAAAATAAATTACTGAGATCAGTCAAAACAGATATACGAGACTCAGGTAATAGAAACATAGCAACTGTAAAAACCAACATTGATATAGCCGTTCCAATGGTTATCCGTTCTTGAGTTTTATACTTTCTGTGAGCATCATGAGCTTGCACGATAGAAAGTTCATGATCTGATACCGTCCCATCTCCATCAACATCTAAATCATTAAATTGTGATTTCTCTTCAAACTTCTTTGGTGCCATGATTTAACCCCTTTGTCTTTGTGCATTAATCCTCTCACGGTTTACATCAGCACGAAGTTGAGCAATGTCTTCTTGACTTTCTATCCTAGCCGCGTCCGAAAGGGCTCGTTGCTGTAGTTTTTGTTGTTCTAACTGAAGATCAAGTTGATCTGCCTGTGCTTTGCGCTGTGTGTCAGCCGCTTTGATAGCCAATTCTTGCTGTCTAATTTGTACAAGAGGATCTGGTGCCTGCCCTTGTGGTGTGATAGCAGCGACAAACTCCGCAGTAAATTGCGATTCTAACTCTGCGACACGTCTTTCAAGATCCTCAGGTGTAATAGCTGCCGCCTGATCTAAAGGCATTGACCGTTGCATCTGTGTCTGTTCTTGTGTTTGTCCAGGTATTGCAAAGCCTTGATCACTATAGACTTGAGCAACAGCAGACTGTTCTACCGCCTGCTGCTGTACCTGTTGTAGCTCTTGAGTAGCAATAGCTCTAGCTTTCAATGATATATGCTCCTGTATGTGTCCTATTAAAATACCCTGTATAGGGGGAGAGGCCACCACGATGGGCATCTGTAAAAACACGATGTGTGTTTGAATATGTGCGTCATGATCTTGTCCTTCAAAAGCCTGTAACAGGTTACCAGCCAATGCACGAGCGTTTTCAATAGACGGGTCTGTTGGAACTGGCTCTTGTGGTGGTGGCAATATCTCATCAATATTCTGCACCTCCAAAGCCTGATACATGCGTTTCATCGCCTGATACATATTGTGCATATCTGGAGAGGACTGGGCAAGCTGTAACTGTGTCTGCGCTAATGCAACACGTTGTGCCATCGAGAAGATATTAGGATCACTAACAGGAAGCACATCAATTCGGCCATCAAAGTCTTGTTGAAAGATCTGACTTGATGCGCCAACAGGTTCATACGGATACACCGCATTCTCAGAAAATATTCTTGCTAAAAGTCTAAACTCATTTCTTTGTGCATAGTGTAGACGTTTATGTATAGCTGACATTACTTTCATGCCACGCTCAAGCATGGCAACAGTAGTGCCAACAGGTGTTTCTTGATTCATATTACTGATCTGTTGATCAGCGATAGAAACAAATCTACGTCCCGCATCAATCAAAGATCCCAGTAACTGAGTAAGTGTAGCTGATGGTTCTTTAAAAGGCAGTGGTATTAACGAAGCTCTAATATCCCCGCCAGGGGCATCTATGTCTCTAAACTCACCAGGATTAAGAGGTTCATCATCGTTACGTATTCGAATACCTCTAGCTTTGAACCCTGCCGGTAAGTTGGCAAGTGTACCAGCATCCATAAGCTGTCTTAGTATTCCTGTGACAGCGCGACCTAATCCACCAATCATGTGGATTAAACCAAAACCGTAAAAACCTAACCCTGGTAAAAATTTATAATGAACAAAGTATTGCCGCTTTCTTTTTAGCGGGTCACCTTCGTCATAGTTCCTTGTAATCGACAGAACCTGTCCTGATCCATGATCTAACGTAACAATGTAAGGCAACTTAATACCTGTCTCTTCGCCATCCGCGCTTCTGTCTTCGAAACCCTCTATGTCAAGATCCGTATGTATTTCAAGAATTGTGTATTCGTCATCCATATTATTAGGGCTGACACCCTCAATCTCAGAGGTCTTCTCTCGAACCATATCTTCATATTCGTTACTATCAGGAGATAGGTCTATATCCCTATAAATCCCTGCAACCTGTAACTTACGAATAGAGTTCTCAGACATCCTAAGAACATGTGTAATGCGACTGCTAGTTGCTAAATCTGTGCAAGAGTATGGGACAACCAAGTCTTGCGCCTGCACAAAACGCGACACGCCTCGCCCTAAAGCAGGGTCGTAATATACTTTCTTAAATGCTGAACCTGATAAAGGCAGATAGAAAAGCAATTGATCCAGATCAGGATCAAACTCTTCCATGACCTCTGTGATCATATAGTTCATGTAATTCTTAACACGAGAAGCCTGCGCTTCTGTTTCTGTGTTAGATACACCGATGACCTGTGTTCTAACTGGACCACCAGCAGGCAGTAACTCTTTGTACGCCTGCGCTTGGAACTGTGTAACAGATTCTGAGATTAAAGGATGGGTAACACCTGAAGCTCCCTGAAAAGGCTCTGCCCGTTCTTCTTGACGTATACCTAGAAGATCAAGACCTCTGGTATACGCTTCTTCCCACTCTGATCGTGAACTAAGGTCTTCTTCATACATTGATGTTAGTTGAGATGATATCTCTCCTAACTCTTGGTCTTCAATCAGTTCAGCTAAATTAGCGTCATGAGGAACTTCAGCTATAGCAACTTCTGTTTCGGTGACGGATTGAACAACCGCTCCTCCATCATCGTCCATAGTAACTTCAGCACCACCCTCAAAATCTGGAGCCTCCTCAACTTCAACGACTTCTCCAGGCACAGATTCTATGCCACTATCAATTAAAGATCCTATATTTGTCGCCATAATCTATACCTATCCGTAATAAATTCGCTGACGCGGTTCATACGTATCATCAGCCTCATCAGAGTCAAGAGTTAAAAACCCACCTCGCCTAAAACGAATTAAAGCCATGGTCATGCTATCACAAAAGTCGTCATGTTCACCATGGGGAAAAGCTGCACACTCCTCAATTAGTTCATCCGCAAACTTTTTTTCTGGAGCCCACACCATACCTGATTCAAAAACAGGAGCAACCATATGCATCCTCGTAAATTTATCTCTACCTTTTGATGGAGTGTAGTTCATTACAGGTATGCCTGTCGATCTTAATTCGTCAGTAAGTGGTGTACCCGAAGCCTTGGCCTCAACAATAACCATATCAGGATCCCAATATTCGTATTCCTCATACGCTACCTGTTTAAGTTCTGGAAAGTTCCAACGTCCCCGTCTGGCATCCATAAGAATAATGTTATCAGGACCACCATCCTCTGGTTTAAAAACACCCCATGTGGTGATAGCAGAGTAGTCTGCTGTTTCTTTCTTACTAAATGCTGTGTCATAACTTTGTATAATATAGGAAACAGGTGGAATTTCTTCAGGTTCCCACGTTTGCCACCATTCTTTTTTAATAATCGCACCCTCTTCGGCAACAGGATGCTGTTGCCATTGTGCATTCCATTTTGACACCGGCAACGAAGCCTTAACCTTTAACAGATCATCTTTGTTCCAAAACTCTGGCCACAACGGTTTGCCAGAAGGCATAATGGCTGGAAACTCTACGACTTCCCATTCATCCGCCATGACATCCTGACCTGATGCTTTTAACAGCTTGCCGGTCAGGTCTGTCAGTCCCCATCGTGTCATAACAACAATAATCGCACCACCAGGCTGTAGTCGTTGTCGAGGACCGGACGTGTACCATTCAAATGCCTGATCAAGAGCATTGTCCGACATAGCATCCTGTTCTGAATGCGGATCGTCAATAATAAACAAGTCTGCACCACGACCTGTAACCGCCGCACCAACACCAGC